TGACTACATCATTCCGTATCTGACCGGGCTAGAAACGCAGACTAACGCACAACGCGGCGCAATGGTCTGCAATAACGAAGACGCAGACCCGTCGCTCTATTGGGTGACAGTCAACGCGTATTCATATGATCTCGACGCTATGCAACTGGCGAACCTGTTCACGCGCATTCAGCAGATACTTGATGACTGGCTGCTTGAGGGTGGCCCGACGCAAATATGGTCAGGCGAGTACGTTGCACAAGAGTATCAGCGCGGGACGCAGTACGCCTTCACCAACCTCTCATCGCAGAGTGACGTTTATGCGCAACAGACGACACTCTCACAACTCCTCTTCAGCCAGCCATATCAGACACGTATCGGCATAGCTTATGCGCAGACGTACAGCGACTGGAAGGGGCTGTCTGATACTGCACGCTCTGACCTGGCTAATGTGATTTCAGATGCGGTCGCACGAGGAATCAACCCGCGCGAGACGGCGAAGATAATCAGCCAGCGCCTCGATGTGTCGATGTCGAAGGCTAAGAACATAGCGCAGACCGAGCAAGTGGGCGCTTATCGTAAGGCGCAGTGGGATGAGGACGAGGACGCAGAGAAACGACTAGGGATTAAGACGCTACTTCTATGGCTGTCTGCCCTCAAGCTCAGTACGCGACAATGGCATGGGTCAAGGCACGGGAAAACCTTCACACGCGAAGAGGTGAGGGACTTCTACGCAAAGGACGGTAACAGATATCGATGTTATTGCTCGCAGCAATCCGTTCTGGTCGACGACTCAGGCAAACCACGGAGCCAGAAGTTGATAGACAAAATGGCGAAGCAGCGTGAGGCGTGGAAAGAAACAGAACCAGCGTAGGTCGCTCAGGCGGCCTTTTTTATTGTCTGAAATCCGACATAGGGGACGCTATGTGGCAACTATCCTACGATCTTAATTTCCCCATCAGGGGCTGGGTGTACTCAAAGCCTTTAGAAATGCGATGGGACACTGGAGGTACTGAGAGAGTGCGCCTATGCCACTTCTTCCCTGCCAGGCCAACCAAGAAACAACTTCGTAAAGCTCGTAAGAATAAACTCAATTAAGAGGGCACAGCATGTCACGCAAGAGCGTAAACGTGCTGACCGTCATCAACTCCGCTTCAAACATCTACCGCGAAACAGTTAACGGGCGTGAGCACATCGTCATTAAAGACGTCGTGCCGATTGTTGACGACGTCGTCATGAATGGCGGGTTGTATCCGGCAGCAGAAATAAACCAAAGCTACGCAAGCATGGAGCGAAAGCTCATGCCGCTGAGCCATCCGAAAGTCGATGGTCAGTACATCAGCGCGAATGACCCGGAGGCGGTTCATAACTTCCATGTCGGTGTGTATGCGCAGAACGTCCGCAAGGTTAACGGCCGCGTCACTCTCGATATGCACGTTGATGTGCGATACGCGGAAGCCACAGAGGGTGGGCAGCGACTCGTCAACCGTCTGGAGGAAATGGAGAAGGGTGAAAGCACTGATCCAATCCATATCAGTACCGGCCTGCTCCTGAATAAGAAAACGAAGTCTGGTGAATCCAAGGGTAAGAAATACTCATGGGTGGCGAGCAACATGAATTTCGACCATGTCGCCATTCTGCTTGATGAGCCGGGTGCCGCTACGCCGGAGGAAGGGGTGGGCATCTTCGTAAACTCTGATGGCGAGAAAATCGAGATTGAACAGGTAAACCTGAGTGAAGCAATTAACTACATGAAGGTTAACTGGTGGGAGAAAACGAAATTCTACCTGACCAACGCATCCAACTACTCCTTCGAAGAAATCTGCGCTGCCATCCGAAACAAGATGAGCGAAGGCAAGCCTGAAAACTATTACTTCTATCCGGATGGGTTATGGCCTGACCGGTTCGTTTACGAAGAAGACGGTAAATACCTGCAACAGAAGTACCTCATCGATGATGACGGCAAGGCTGTCTTTGTCGGCGAACCCGTAGAAGTCGTGCGCAAACCTACCGAGTACGAAGAAGTTCAAACCAATAAGGAACAATCACCAATGAAAGACCTCATTATCAACGCGCTCAAGGCCGCTGGTAAGCCGACTGACGGCAAGACCGATGCCGAACTGATGGACGCCTATAACCAGATGAAGGCCGATGAAGCCACCGACAAGAAGAAAGGCGAAGAAGAAATCGACCCGGAAACTGGCAAGCCGAAGAAGAAATCCACTGCCACCAATGCGGAAGATATTCCAGCCTGGGCTCAGGCGTTGTCTGCAAAAGTTGATGCGCTCAATACCCAAATGACCGCGAACGCCGACACCGAACGCAAAGAGATGCGCGACGCAGTGAAGGCGAAGTTCGGCCTGTCAGAGACAGCGGTTAACGCGATGGCTGACGAACCACTGAAGGAGATGTTCTCTCAGTGTCATACCACGCTCGGTCTGAATAGTCGTTTCCAGGGGAGCAGCAAAGACAGTGAAATTTTAACCATGGAGGCACCTGAATAATGGCACTCGCACCTCGTTTCCATACTGTAATCGCGGGCCCGGCCCGCAAGAATGACCCGCAAGTGATTGAGGCGATCTGTAAGGTCGACATTCTCCCTGGATCACTGGTTGAACTGGATGCAACTGGTCAGTTTGTTTATCACCCAACCGCTGGAGGCGCTGGCGTAGCACTGACGATGCAGCATAACTACATCGGTGGCGGAGACATTCGTGATGCTGTTCCGGCCGGTGACACTGGTGCTGCAATCATGTGCGAAGACGATGTTGATTATCACATGCGAGTTAAGGCCGGTGAGGTCTTGCTGGAGAACGAAGGCCTAGTTTCAGCAGGTGACGGCACCCTTAAAAAATCCGCCACTCCAGACACTGATGTTGTTCTTTACTACTCACGCGAAAAAATCACAGTTGGCGCAGAAGTTCAGCTCGTGAAAGTTCGCAAATCAGGGAAAGCTACCGCATGATCGTATTTAATAAGAAGTTGATCACCGAACATAACCAGGTGAAGCAGGCGTGGAATCAATTGCTCATGCAGCGTGAATCCTTCAACGTCAATCAGAACACAATTTCAGCACAGTACGGCGGCGCACTGGAAGCAAATCAGTCCGCGCTGATCTCCAAAGACTACTGGCGTGAAGTTGACAACATCACCACCCGAGTATTCCGTAACGACGAAGGGAATGGTCTGCTGGATGATTTGCTGGGGCTGGGCACTCCGATCTCCATCGGCAAAACCGCTGCTCTGTACCGCGTTTCAAGCGATGCTGGCAAGGTTCACCGCTCACTCACCGGTCACGTGCCGGAAGAGCTGGATAAAGTCATCTACGACGAAGCTGGCGACCCGATCCCAATCTTCAACACCGGCTACGGTCGCGAATGGCGTGAGTGGAACGGCATGCAGTCCGAGAACCTCGACGCCATGGCTGATGACCAGGAAGCACACGTTGCTGCCATCCGAGAGGACATGGCTGATTATATGCTGTCCGGTGACGCTAAGGTGAAAGTGAAGGGCTACGTCGGCGCAGGCATCACCAACCACGCCAACACGAACCAAGTTGATCTGAGCGCGTCCGGTCTGAATATCGACCTGACCACCTCGACGCCTGACGAATCGGTGGCATTCTTCACCGGTCCGTTTGCCAAACTGCTGGACGATAACTTTGTTCAGGAGAAGGTCAAGTTGTGGGCATCCCCGGATATCATGCGCAACCTGAACCGCCCGTACTCTGACGCCGCTGGCTTCAAAGAAGGCACCGTTCTGGAGTACATCCTGCGTTACGGCCGCATCGAATCTGTCAACCAGACGTTTAAGCTGACCGGCAACCACTTCATCGCATACGTGCGCAACTCGCAGTACATCAAAACGCGTATCGCCGCGCCGGTGGGCTCTTTCATGATCCCGCGCCAGAACCCGTTTGATAACTACAACACTCTGGTCTGGAGTGCTGTCGGTCTGCAAATCAAACGTGACTTTAATGGTCGCTCTAAAGTGTTCAACGCACAGGGCTAAGGGGCTTAGACCCCTTTTTTAATGGAGTTGATATGCAAAAGCTTAAAGTAGAAAAGCGTGGTTGCTGGGGCGTGATTGACGGCGTATTTCAGGAGATGCCCGTTGGTCATGAATTCACAGCTGTCTCCATCCCTCCGGCATTCGCAGGCCGCGTCTCGGTGATCGAAGAGCCGCTGGAGCAGGTGTTTGAAGCCTCCACTCCGGAAGTAGATATTCCTGCTGAGCCTGAGCCTGAGCCTGAGCCTGAGCTGTCAGATAAGAAAAAGAAAGGTAAGTAATCATGGTAGCCCCAATTACAGCAGCAGACGTAAAGGCCTTTCTCGCTGAGTTGGGCTACTCGATTCCTGACGCTCTTCTGACGCCTATCCTGTGCCGCGTGAACTCAATCATCGAATGCATGGACGGGGCCGGATACGACGACTGTACGCAGCAATTAATCTTGCTGTATGCAGCCGCTCTAATGTCGGCCTCGTCCGGGGCCCGACGCATTAAATCTCAGGGTGCGCCTAACGGTGCATCTCGCTCGTTCGATTACGGTGATGGTTCGATAGCATGGCTACGCGACTCCCTGTCTTCACTGGATACCAACGGCTGCACCGAAGTTCTTCCGATAACTGCGGGTAACTCAGTGGGCTTCTTTGACGTGGTAGGGGGATGCTACTGATGGGTAAACCAGAACCGTTATCGAGGGTATGGGTGACAACCGATACAGGGCGAGTAACCACGGCCTATGTCACTCAGTCTGGGGAGTGGTATCTGCTGTGCCCGAAAGCTCGCAAAGCGGCTGAAACGGTAGTGAGGTGGAGCCATGAGCGCAACAAGTGAGTGGGTCTATACCAATGTCGCAACCATCTGGCCTCTCGGTGCATTCGACGACTGGACCGGAAAGCAGACCTACGGTGCACCTTATCTCATCGCCTGCACCTGGGAATCCAATAACGAAATAGCTATTGATGACGCAGGGAAAGAGTTCACCACCAACCTGATTTTTTACACCGAGTCGAAATATCAGGGCGCTGACGTGCGACTGCCAGCTCGTGATGACTATATCCAGAAAGGCGACCAGACAGCACAGACAGAACCGATTGCAGCAGGTGCTGACAAGGTGAAGGCGGTTAAAGAATGGGACATGTCATTCTTCGCGGAAGACCCTGACTACAAAGTCATGACGTGAGGTGCTTATGCCAGTTAAAGGGATGAAGCAGGTACAGCAAAATACCACTCGCCTCCTCGCTAAATTAGCTGGGCCTGTGACAGAAAAAACCATGGTCGAGGTTTTGATCACAGGGCAGGCATACGCGGCAGCAATCACACCCATTGATACTTCAACACTCATCAATAGCCAATATCGCAAACTGATCCCTGCTACTGGCGGGCTCATTGGTAAGGTTGGATATGCGGCAAATTACGCCCAATACGTAAATGACTCCAGCGGGAAGCTGGCCCACACTCAGCGCCCGGATGGAAATGGTTACTATTGGGACCCTAATGGTGAGCCTGATTTCCTCCGCAAAGGCTTTGAGCGAGACGGTATCGACGATATCAAGGAAGTCATTAAGCGAGGTTATAGCATATGACCCGAGCAGAGGTTTATGACGCGCTGCGGGCCTGGTTACAGGCGCACGGTTTCGATACTGGTTATCGCGTCCAGAAACGCTTCTGGAATGAGCAGGCGGCACAACAGGCTGACCGATACCTAATCATTCAGCAGAACGGTGGCGGTAGCACGGAAGAAGCGTTAACCCGTGACTATTTCAGGCTCATCCTGCTCTCTGCGCAAAACGACGCATCACCCGATGACGTTGAAAGCCGGGCCGATGCTATC